TCTCATAATATCCCCCGCATCGTTTTTGATCTTCTTTAGTATACCATGCCCTTTTCCAAGACTCAACAAAGAATCAGGAAAGGGAGCGGTAAAAAAGGGGGTGCAAATGTCAAGTATTAAACCCGAATAATTTATAAAATTTTTTTACGTTGCACATGAAACATTATGCGCAGGCCTCCAGGAACACTTGGAATAGGTCGTTTGAGCTGTGCCAGCCCAGGAGTAGGCGCGGGTAATTGTTGATCCAGTCTATTGCTTTCTGTATGCGGCGGGCCGATACCTTACTGAAATCCGTTCCCTTGGGGAAGAACCACCGTATCATTTGATTCTGCTTCTCGTTGCTGCCCCGCTCGCCGGGGTAGCGCGGGTGGCAGTAGTACAGGTGGGTGCGGCTGCCGTTTCCGGTAACGCTGCGCTCCATACCTGCGCAATCCATGAATTCATGTCCGTTATCCACGGTTATACTCTGGAATAGCTGCATAAAACGGCGACTTCCGTACTTACGCTCCAGGCGGTCCAAAGCGCCTACGACGCTGGCGGCAGTCTGATCCTGCATGGGGATAGCGATCTCGTGGCGAGTGACGCGCTCGGTCAGAACCAGCAGCGTGCGCTTGCTACCTTTCTTTCCCTCTACGCAGTCCATTTCCCAGTGTCCAGGCTCCTCCCGGTTGTTGATATACTCCGGGCGGCGCTCGATACTGTCGCCCTTGCTGGCTCTGGCAGCTCGCTTCACTCTCTTATAGGTGCGGCGCTTCTTGCCTTTGAACCGCAAGGATTTGTTTGTCAGGGGCCAGAGGTAGCCCTGGTCGATATACTTGTAGACGGTTTGGCGAGTGAGGGTCACAGAAAAAGTGGTTTCCGGGGTCTTTCCCAGAAGAGAGCAGGCGGCAGAGGGAGAATACCCTTTGTCGCCTATCATTTCTACCAGCCAGCTTGCAAGGGCGTGGTCGTTGCCTATTTTAAGGGGTTTCTCCCGGTTCCGCTTGCCCTCTTGCACCTTTGCTTCGCTCATTTCCGGGGCGTAGACGGTGATCGGGCGCAGCTCGCTATCCAGGATTTCGACGGCCCCGCGCTTGATCTCGTCATAGATCGTGCTGTGATGAACCCCCAGTTTCCGGGCAATGGCAGGGGCTTTATAGCCCTGTTTGAGCATCTTTTCAATGGTCAGCTTATCATTCCAGGTCAAACGCGGCATAGCAGCCCCTCCTTACTTGAAAGTAACTTTAGAGTATTTGAGAGTAGTTTCAAGCATTATGCTTTTGATGATTAAATCTTTACATAACTTTTTGCCTCCGTCAATCCGGCAGGTGTTGTGCCTGAATATGACAAAATCCCCCTACATCTCGTAGGGGGATTATTCTTTACCCAGCAAACAGTCCGTTGTGACGCCCAGGGCTTCCGCCAGGATCGGCAACTCGAAATCTGGCACCAGCCTCTTGCCGGTTTCTATTCTGCTGACAGCCATTTGTCCTATCTGGAGGCCCAGCAGTTGCAGCTTTACCGCCAACTCTTCCTGCGACAAGCCCAGGTGGAGCCGCGCTTCCTTGATGCGCGCGCCAGACAGATTGCACTTGCCGTCAATGGTGTATATCCTCACTCTGCACCCGCCTTTCTAATCATCATTCGCATATTGACGATACCACGGCGCGAGTGCTATTCTTATAAAAAAGATGATTAAAGGCGAAATAAAACGAAAAAAGAGAGGCAGGCAGCGCCCGCCTCTCACGTATGCAATTATGCAAGGCCCAGCTTTTCCGCAATGCGGTGCAGGAACACAACCATGTGTTCACGGGTGCAGGGCGCTCTATACATCTTCTTGCCCTCGGCATCACCATAGATAATGCCGTTCTCCTCGGCCCACTCGCGGGCCTCGGCGCTCCATTCTCCCGGTTCCTGCTCCTGCTGGCGGGAAAGGTAGTTCTCCATCATGGCATCAAAGTCTTTCTGTGTGAAAGGCATATCGTCGTCCTCCTCGGTGTTGATCCGGCGGGCATCTACCCACCAATAGTATTTGACCTGGCTTTTGAACGTGCGCAGATCGCCGCTCAGGCGCTCGGCTTTTGTGGAGGCCGGGTCGTTGATGTGAACTTTGCCATCTGCCCACCACACAACAACGAAATGCCCGCTGCGGGTCCAAAGGCCCTTGTTCATGAGAGCGATAAGGTAATAGCCCTCTTTCAGCATATCAAAGGCCTTGGCGTGGTTGGCGTGATCCGGCTTGCCGTAGGTGCTTACCCAGTTCAGCATATCGCAGCTGATGCCGAACTCGGCGAACTGCGGTACGAAGTAGCTATAATACGTGCCCTGATTCAGAGCCTTATAGCCTCGCTCCATGCTCCACATGCAAGCCGCCTCCGGAGTGAACGTCCTGCCGGTAATGGTTTCAATCAGCATAGCGGCGCAGGTGGGGCCACAACCGGCGCTGCCGATGGTGGAGTTTTCGCCCTTAACACGATAGGGCTTGTTCTTCCAGCGTGCGTCCGTCTGGAGATAGGAAACCGGCCTTTTATTCATTCTCCTTGCCTCCGCCCGCAACGGCATCTACCGCAGCCTGCACCTTTCCGGCGGCGTTGCCGACGGCAGCTGCGTCAATGCGGCCCTCGGTGCGAATGTAGGTGACGACAGAAATGATAGAAACCACAGCGCCAGAAACGGTGCTGATCGTATTCTCGTCCAGGCCGAACACCATAGACAGGCCCATGACCAGGCCAGCAGCAGCCGCCCACAGTTTGCGGCTCTTCAGCTTTCTCAAAATCTCGCTCATTGTAAAGCTACCTCCTTTCAGCTCACAATCTCCCAGTCGTCAGCCAGAATGTCGCTCTGGGAGGCAAGCCACATCTGGAAAGAGCCGTCTACGCACTTCATCTGGAGGTAGGGCCGGACTTTGAACAGGCTACCCTCCGGGATGCCAACGGCATCGGCGGTATTCTTGTTGCAGGGAATGCCGTCAGGATAGCCAGTGCGATAGACTACCCACATACCCTTGCCGTTCCAGCCTCTGCGTGTGATCTTACAGCCCTTCTTTGCAGCTTCAATAGCCAGGCCGAAGTTCAGACCGGTGGTTTCCCGGTACGCCTCCTCGAAAACGTCCTTGGGGGACCAGCTTTCGTAGCCGTCAGGGTATACGACCTTATAGCCGTCCTTGCCATCCTTGGTTGCAGGCTCCGCCTGGATGATCTTCGTGCCGATATAAGTTTTCATGATTCGTTCCTCCTAAAAATCAATTTTCTTATTTTTGGTTTTGCTGCTGGTGCCAAACACAGGGCCGTCGTTATGCTCGAAAATGTTTTCCACCACTTTCAGCAGGCCGACACCGAAAATTGTTTCGATAGCCTGCTGCGACAGCTCCACCACAGGAAAGGGCTGGCCCAGGTACACCGTGGAATAAATGGCGATCAGATAAGAGATTGTCACCCAGCACAGGGCCGCCAGCTGCGTGGTGACAAAAAGAAAGCGCGTTACTTTCTTCATGTGTAGACCTCCCAGCCCTGAACTTCTTTGTAGATTTTGTCGATAAAACTGTTTCCGCCCAGCGCCTTATAGGCCTTGTACGAAAATTCGACGTTTTCATCCTCGTACTGCCGGATTTTGTTTTCCTCGTGGTGCTTGTAGTATGTGTGCAGCATCTCACTTCGCAAAAGGCAGCGCTGGCCGTCCATGACATGATTCAGCCCCAGCACCTTTTCCCGAAGTGGGCGCACCAAAAGGCAAATGCAGGCTACAATGCCGGTAATGGCTCCGGCAAACTCTGCCAGCAAGAGCAAGTGTTCCATAGTCTTTCACCCCCCTGAATCTCATTTCCTTGAGCATATCAGAGGCCACAGAACCGTTTCACCCCGTAATGATAAGAATGGGAGGGATTTTATGAAAATCAAAAAAAGCGCCATAGTGTCGCTGTCCGTATCAGTGTTTATCATCGTATATATTTTGGCCCTGCTGACGTTCACGGTGGTAGTTGCTTTTATTGCCAGCAGGGCGGTTTTGCTTGGAAACATTATGGTATCAACCATTCACGTCCTTTCATTCATTTTCGGCGTGGCAGCGAGTG